AAAATCGTATTGGTGATTCTGTGAGAAGTGCTCAAGAAACTGGAGAAATGGCAGCCGCGGCATTAGATCCTAAAAGTTCACCACTTCAGAAACATCTTGCAAGAACAGATCTCTTATTTAAACTTAGAGGTGGTAATTATAAGAATCCTGATAATATGCCAACACAAGGGCCAAAAGATAATAAATCTTATTCACTCAGACATTATTTCTACAAACCTTCATTTCGGTTAAGGCCCACTGCACATACATTTTTCCGTACAGGAAAAGTGATCTGAAAACATTTCAACCATAACCAATGACTGACTATCCATCATTACCAGAACAAGGAAAGAACCTTGCTAAGTTTACATTTGAAGTTGTCAAGCAGTCATTCTCATCTAATGCTTTGTTTGTATCACCAGAGGTTAAGCAGCAACGATTAGATATTTGTAAACAGTGTGAGTATTATGATCCAAATCAAGTGAGGTGTAAGCATTGTGGTTGTTTCTTAGATCATAAGACCAACTTCTTATTAGACTCCTGTCCGATTGATAAGTGGTCTGTGTCTGATTCTGATAGAGAAAAGTACGGCTTACCTAAGAAGAAACCCGTTAAAGAAGCTTAATCTGAGAAACCTTATTTGACAAAAGCCTATATACGTAGTATGATTACACAATAAACCACTGAAATTTTCATGGCGAAAGGATTTAAAGTGCAGGCAGCCACACCAACGGCTCCACAAGATGACTTTGATATCGAATTGTGCAGAAATGATATTCAAGGTAAAAAGATCGTCTTCTGTCTTCCTGGGCGTGGATGTTCTTACACATTTCTGAAGAACTTCGTCCAACTCTGTTTTGATCTTGTACAGAGTGGTGCAGCGATTCAGATTTCACAAGACTACAGTTCAATGGTGAACTTTGCACGGTGCAAGGTTCTAGGTGCAAACGTGTTGCGTGGCAAACACCAAGTACCTTGGGATGGAAAACTAGAGTATGACTATCAGTTGTGGATTGATAATGACATTGTTTTCAATAGTGAGAGTTTCTGGCGACTTTATCAGTTAGCGATGGAAAAGGAGATCGCGGCTGGTTGGTATGCAACTGAAGATGGTCACACGACCTCTGTGGCTCACTGGCTTGAAGAGGAAGACTTTGTAAAGAACCGTGGTGTGATGAATCACGAAACGGTAGAAACGATGTCGAAGCGTCGCAAACCATTCACTGTGGATTACACAGGATTTGGTTGGGTAATGATTAAGAAAGGTGTGTTCGAACAGTTAGAGTATCCCTGGTTTGCACCTCAAATGCAAGTCTTTGAATCGGGTGAGGTGCAGGATATGTGTGGGGAGGATGTGTCCTTCTGTCTCGATGCGAAGAAAGAGGGTATGGAGATCTGGTGTGACCCTCGCATTCGTGTTGGGCACGAAAAGACTCGCGTGATTTGATATGGATACTCATCGCGTTTGTATTGATGGCCGTGTAATCTTCTCGGGTGATGAGGACTCGGCTCTTGATTTCATCGAAGATCTGGCGATGCAATTTTATGAAACAGGTGATCCTGATCCAGCAACCATTACACTTGATATTTTAAATGGCGAAACTGAAGTCATCCCTTAGCGGAAAAAAGAAACTCGAAAGCAAACCAAAGAAGACTCGACAAGGCTGCGGTCAACACTCAAAGTATGCCGCGTCCTCAAGAAACTCTGCACGTAAACGATATAGAGGTCAAGGTCACTGATGAACAGTGTAACGAAGGTAAATAGTTACAGTCATTAAAAAATCATATGGCTTGTTTAATTACTAATCTTCCCTCACAAGAAGTTTGGGTTCGTAAAGAATATTTGACTGATCATCAAAGTGGGTGGGGAGAATTTGTCAAAGGTGTTTGGGTGTCGGCTAAATCGATGCCTGGTCGTGCCTTTTACTTTGAGACATACTTACCAGAGTATGCTGCAATGTATGATAAACTGCCGATCAGTGCATTTCTCTCACGACCAGAGACACCAGATCCTGATATGAATCTACCTAACCTGCAATTCTGGAATTGTATGGATTATGGAGTCGTATCCATTCATAAACAGTTCATTGGATCGATGGATTATGAGTGTTACACACGTGATTTTGGACCACAAAAAGGAACTTACGTCTGCACACTAGACAATTATCATCAAGATCCCGATGTCATCGACTATGCAACCAGTGAAAATCCAGCGGAACACAAGTCTCATAATCTGATTGAACTACAAAATGGTCAGTTTGCACTGTATCCAAACAATCGAATTCGTATCTATGACAACAGTTTAACTCCAAAAGAACCAAAAACACCTGATTTCAAAGTGTCAACTCGTTATTATCAAGTCGAAAACAGCTATGAACGACTTGCAATGGGCAACGAAGACGAATATTTCTGGCAAACCGCTCAAGAACGGGATAGCAACCCCACTAAAAGTTCTGACTAACCCTCAGAGAACCATCAATGGCCAAAAATCCAGTCGATTTAGGTGAAAATTTTGTAAAAAGTGGTATGCGATTGATTACACAACCTTCGTCAGATTCAATTTTGAACAAAAACAAAAAACAAAAGTACGACATTCCCGAAGATCGTTATTCCAAACCCTGTGGAGGGTCATACGGCTTCGATGATTTTGTCGAACGCTGGCACGAATAGTATAAATATAGCAGAAAAATTGTATCGTTAGATGCCTGCGATTCGTCAATCCCGTAGTTTTAAAGACATTTCACTGTCTTTTCGCAGGCACCCTGTGACAAATGACGTGGTTGGCATCACAAATGAGGATGCGGTCAAGAGATCTGTCAGAAATCTGGTCGAAACCATCAATACTGAACGTCCTTTCAACTCACTGATTGGTTCAGCAGTCCGTTCTAGTCTCTTCGAGCCTGCAGATCGTGACATTTTGACTCGTTTAGAGATTGAAATTGAGACTTCGATCAAAAATTTCGAACCAAGAGTCAGATTGACAAAAGTTTTAGCGCAACATCCATTCGATACCAACGAAATTACAGTCCAAGTTGAGTATGACATCATCGGACAAGAGTCTCAACCACAAGAATTAACCTTCATTCTCCAACCGACTAGAGTATAATGGCGTTTACACAGTATACAACACTCGATTTTGAGGAAATTAAAGTCAATTTACGTGAATTTTTGAGATCAAACTCAAATTTTACGGATTTTGACTTCGAAGGGTCTAATTTATCGGTTCTGATTGACCTTCTTGCGTACAATACGTACACAACAAGTTATAATGCGAATATGATCGCGAATGAAGCGTTCATTGACAGCGCCACATTACGCGAAAACGTAGTCGCACTCGCTAGAAATATTGGATACGTACCTCAATCTCGACGAGCTGCAACTGCAAACGTCTCATTTTCGGTGGATTTGGGTGCAGGCACGTCAAAATCAACAGTGACACTCAAAGCTGGACTCGTTGCATTGGGTGATTTTGCAAATACTAACTTCACCTTTGCAGTTCCAGAGGATATCACCTCACCTGTAAAGGATGGAATCGCATTTTTTACGATTGATATCAAACAAGGTACATTTTTAACCAAAGAATTCACAGTTGATATCTCTCAAACCAATCAAAGATTTATATTACCCAACCCATTTATTGATACATCGACATTGAGAGTCAATGTCAAAGATACTGCATCATCTAGCACGATCAAAAATTATAAACTACTTGATAACATTGTTGGAATCAAGACAACTTCTGAAGTTCACTTGATTCAAGAGGTTCAAGATGAAAAATATGAGATTTTATTTGGAGACGGTGTTTTTGGTAAGAAACTTGGCAACAGAAATGTAGTTACTGCAACATACATTGTGTGTGATGGTGCGAATGGTAACGGTGTTGCGAACTTCCAATTTGCTGGAAGACTACTTGATAATGATGGTGGTCTAGTTGTCACGGGTATATCAGATATCTCTACAAACATTCCATCTCGAAACGGATCTGAAATAGAGAGTATTAGCACAGTCAAGAATCTGGCTCCAAGACTTTACTCATCTCAGTATCGTGCAGTAACCGCCAATGACTATGAGGCGTTGATACCGACCATTTATTCTAATGCAGATAGTGTAACTGCATATGGCGGCGAAGAGTCAACTCCTCCTCAATTTGGTGTTGTGAAGATTGCAATCAAACCCAAGAACGGTCAATTTGTTTCCGATTTTGATAAGAGAGATTTACTCGCAAAATTAAAACAGTATGCGGTCGCTGGAATCAAACCTGAGTTTGTTGATCTGAAGTTCTTGTTTATTGAATTAGATTCTACTGTGTATTTTAATACAAACGCAGTTGCAAGTGTATCAGATTTGAAAACCAAAGTCATCACATCTTTGACTACTTTTGCAAAGTCTGATGATTTGAATAAGTTTGGTGGTCGATTCAAGTATAGTAAAGCACAAAAAATTATTGATGACACTGATACTGCGATTACATCAAACATCACGAAGGTACTGATTCGCAGAAACCTCATAGCTGACACTGCAAACTTTGCACAATATGAACTGTGTTTTGGTAACAAGTTTCATAACCGTAGAAATGGTTTTAATATCAAATCTTCTGGATTCACTGTGGATGGTATACGAGGGACTCTATTCTTTGCAGACGCTTATGTCAGTGAAACTAGAGGTAGACTCTTTGTGTTCCGTCTAGGTCTTGACCAAGAACCAGAGGTCGTTATAACTAACGCAGGCACGGTCGAATATGACGTTGGAGAAATCCTTATAGATACAATAAGGATCTTATCAACAGTCAAAACTGATAATGTAATTGAAATTCAGGCCATTCCTGAATCCAACGATATCATTGGTCTCAGAGACCTTTTCATTCAATTGTCTGTTGCTAACAGTTCTGTCACTACAGTTCAAGACGTGATATCTACAGGCGCTGATACCTCTGGATCATCGTTTGTGTCAACATCCAGCTTCTTAAACGGAAAATATATTAGACAGTAATGATCGACACCGCTTCCAAGAAAGTCCAGATCAATCAGATCGTACATAGCCAATTACCTTCTTTCATTGTGGATCAAAATCCACTTTTTGTGGATTTCTTGGAGCAGACCTACCTATCACAAGAGTTTCAAGGTGGGCCAATTGATCTTATTACAAATTTTAATGAGTATCAAAAAGTTGAAACCTTCAGTGGTAACGATAATCTGATTGGTTTCACAACCTGCAGTGAGAAAGTTTTTTCTTATGATGATACCATTAACGTTGTTTCAACTGCTGGTTGGCCTAGTGAGTATGGTCTTCTGAAAATTGGTAGTGAAATTATTTCATACACTGGTATCACAACAAATTCTTTTACTGGATGTATTAGAGGATTCTCTGGTGTCGAAACTCTACATAAATCGAATCAACCAGAAAGATTAGTTTTTTCAAGTTCTGAGGCATCTGATCATCTCTCCTCCTCTCGTGTTCTCAATCTAAGTAATCTATTTTTACAAGAGTTCTATAGAAAACTTAAAGTTCAGTTCCTACCAGGATTTGAAGATAGAACTTTATCAGAAAAAGTTGATAAAGCAAACTTTATCAGACAGGCAAAAGATTTTTATTCATCAAAAGGAACCGACCAATCATTCAAAATTCTTTTTGGTGCACTTTTTGCCAAAGAAGCGGACATCATTAAACCAAGTGATTTCCTCATAGCACCATCAGACGCTGATTATGTCATTACTGAAGATTTAATTGCAGAACTTGTTAGTGGTGATCCTCTAAAGTGTGTTGGTCAAACTCTAAGTCAGAACAATAACGAAGGTGCGTCAGCGTCTATTTTCAATATCATTCGTCAACCAAAAAACAATAGAGAATATTTTCTAATTAGTCTCAGTAAGGGTAGTATTCAAGGCGATTTTAAGGTCACCAAAAATACAGCTTTGGTTGAGGGTGTTGCAATCGGTGCAACAGTTCTGACTGTCGATTCAACAATTGGATTTGGTAACACAGGCACAATTTTTGTGGGTTTTGGTCAGACTGTAGGGATTGCAACATATACTACTAAATCCTCAACTCAGTTTTTTGGTGTATCGGGTATCACATCTGCATTTTCCGATGGTGAATTCGTTAGAGATGACAATCTTGTTTTTGCATACGAAAATGGTGATATTAAAAAACCAGTTTTCTTCAGACTTACTTCAGTTGCATCAAAAGTCAACTTAAGTGATGTTGGATTTACAATCCCAGGTGATACATTTAAGGCAAAAAGTATAGGAAATATATCAAAATCAAATAACAATAGACTCAACTCTTGGATTCATAATCTTAAGACAAAAAGTGATGTTGCAAAAGATGTTTCGACTAACAAGTCAAATATAGATGTTCCAAACAATCGAATCACAACTTCTACTCCTCATTTGTTGGTAGTTGGTAATAGTGTGACGATTTTAGATCAATCGTCGAACACACCCTCCAACGTTGAGGGCACAGTCACCGTTGTTAATGACTCCAATACATTCACTATCAATATTACGTCAGGTTCTTTAAATCAAAATATTACGTATAAGGTGCGAAAAAATCTTAATTTTGCATCTCACAGTGATAGTAGTGTCATAGTAAACAAATTCGTTTCAGACGTTCAGAATTCTTACTCTGATCTAGATGATAAAAATGTTTTTGTAGCCTCTGGATCACTTCCATCTTATACTATTTTCGCAACTAACAGAAAGAAAACATTTTCTGCAGCCGCTGTAAGTTCGAATGCTATCTCAATCAACAATCACGGTTTTTATTCAGGTGATTTTGTAAAATATAAT